CCGCTCACTCTCGCGATGGTTGACAGGATCCGGTAGGGCCGACATTCTTGTCGGCCCCATTCCCGGGGTCGACATTCTTGTCGGCCCCGTTCGCGGGGTCGGCCCCCTAAACCCAGGAGGAGGTCATGCAAACAACAAGCAAGCTCGCGCTCATCGAACAGGCCCAATTCACGACGGACAAACCCGAGGAGATCCGGACCCGGCTCAAGGGTCTGATGCAGTCCGGAGAGATCACGCTGCGTGTGATCGCAAAATTCACAAGCTACAGCGCACCGACGATCAGCCAGGCGTTGGACGGGACGTACACAGGCGACGTGGAGAAGCTGGAGGATGCTCTCGCTCGGTTCTACCGTAACTGGGTCGCAACGAATGCTATCATCGAGACGAGTGTGGTGAGAGAAATCCATGCAACAATGCTTTTGGGCTGGCGCCGTAAAGAGCTTGTGCTCATTACAGGTAAATATGGCAGCGGCAAATCAAAGGCTGCCTCGCGGTTTGTAGCCCTTAATCCGGAATTCGCCGCCTACACAGAATTGACTTCGACAACATCGCCCGGATCGTTTCTGCATCGGATCGCCGACGCCTTAAACATTTCGTCCCAGATGGTCGGTTCTCAGGATGACAAACTGTTCAGTTTGATTCGGACATTACAGCGCAAGCCACGACTCTTGGTAATCGATGAGGCCGATAATCTGAAACCAAAAGTCCTCGCCTTGCTGAAAGACATTCACGGCGATGAAGCAGCCGAACGCTGTGCCATTGTATTGATCGGCACAGACCGCCTCAAGAAAGTATTGCAGGACCCGGTCCTTGGGTATCTGCGCCGCCGCATCCGCGTCAAGCGGGAGATCGGCGAGATCTCCTTTGCCGAGGCATGCAAAATCATCGATCTCTGGCCAAATCGTTTGGATCGAGACGAGATGAAGGAAGCCTGGAACTGGTCATTGAAGCATTTCGGCGTGGCCAGTCTAGTCGCAGTTATGGCTCGCGCGTATGATTGTGCGCTGATGCAAGGGAAAAAGAAGATCGACTCCGAATCGCTCGAAGAAGGCTACTCATGGTTGCTCGACTGAAGACATCGGCCCCCTCTCCTGTTAGGAGAGGGTAGGGTGAGGTTCAAACAATCATCTATTGCAAGGAGGACATTATGAGTGACAAACGATTTCACATCAGCAAGGACGGCAAAGTGCTGATGGATCGAAAGAACAACACGACGATAACTGTCGCGAAGTTCCGTGTAGATCAAACGCACCGCACACCCTGCGTCATTTTCAACGAGGGGGTCGAAGGGAAGAAACGACTCAAGATCGCGCGGTGGACAATCGATGAAAGTGAATTCAGTTTCGGCGCAGTCGGGCTGCCGACGGTTACTCGCGACAAAATGGCGCGCGATGGTGACAAGGCCTTTTTCACGAAAGACGAGTTGATCCAGATTCATCAAGCGCTGCAGACGGCCGCCGACATCACGCTCAAGAAATTAGTCGGGCTCATCCGCTCTGAGTGACTGTGACTCGCAACAAGCTCATACAGCGCATCCACGTCTTGAAGCGGGACCTCGGTCTCGACGACGATACGTATCGGACCGTGCTGGATTCTGTGGCCGGCAAGGCGAGCTGCAGGGACCTGGAGGATGAGGATCTGAACCTGGTCCTGCTGGCGCTAGAGAAGATGTCCCGAGGAACCAACGGTGCAACTTCGGTGACCCTTCGAAACCAGCGCCAGCATCGTTTTCTTGCTCGCTTGATGCAGTATCTGAATTGGGATTGGAAAGCGACAGCGCGTTTCTGCCTCCATCAGACTGGCAGACGCAGCACGAGATCATGCAATGCTGGCGAGCTCAGTAAGGTGATCATCGGCATGATCCGCCTGATAGACCAGGACATCGACCAACGGAGGCTCATACTGACCGACGATCAATTGTCAGAGTACCATCGCTACACCAAGATAATACCGTACTACACAAGGGACTCTCGCCCGCCGGCACGGTCGGACGGGCCCGCCCGGACAACGCAGTTGGACGGGCCCGCCCGGACAACGCAGTTGGACGGGCCCGCCCGGACGAACGTCCGGTCGGACGGGCAGCATAAGGAGGAATAGTCATGACCGGGATTCTCGTCATCATCGCAGTCGCTCTCGTTGTTTTCATCCTGGCCAACGTGCTCAGGCGCGAAGGTCAACCATCGGACGAAGAGCGCACGCAGCAGCTCATCATGCAGGCTGGGATTCTCTATCCGGATCTTAGACTTACGGATGCGCTGGATAAACTTTTTGAATTCACTTACAAAGGCTTAGTCGCGGCAAAGAGGCGGGGCGAGGGGATCGAACGCTTCGTCCGCGATCATCGGCTGATCGTGAACGAACGGCTTCGCATTTGGAAAGAGGAAGTTGAGCGTAAGCAAGCCGAGATCGAGCGGGAAAGCGCATTCAAGATTTTGCGTCACGAAGAAAGGCAAGCCCTCGCAAAAACAAGGTAACCTCCGGATAGAGACGCCCGCCCGGACGAGCGTCCGGTCGGACGGGCCCGCCCGGGCCTGGGAGACCCCGGGCGGGTGCGAGGGAAAACAGCGGATGAATGGAATAACGAAAGGATAGAAGCAATGGCAAAAAAAATACAAATGACGACGCTCAGGAGCTTCGAAGAGGTCGATCGGGCGCTGCTGGATCTCGGCAAGGAAGAAGTCTTCCTGCAGAGGGAAGAGGCGAAGCTCAATCAGGAGATCCAAAAACTCCGGGAGATCTCGGAGAAGACAACCGAGGAAGCTCGGAAGCAAAAGCTCGCGCTCGAAGCGGACATCGAGCTTTTCTGCAATGAGCACCGGGACGAATTTGAGAAACCGCGCACACGAGACCTGATGCACGGCACCGTCGGCTTCCGGACCTCGCCGCCGAAGGTCGCGCTCTTGAACCGGAAATACAACTGGGAGACGGTGATCGAGTTGCTCAAGAAGCTGAGGTTCGGGACCCGGTATCTCCGTCAGGTGTGGGAAGTCGATAAAGAGAAGGTCCTCGCCGATGTCGCTATCAACGAGATCAGCGACGTGAAGCTCGCGGCGGTCGGAATGAAGATCGCGCAAAGCGATGACTTCACGTATGAAATTAAATGGGATAGCATCGAATGATCGAATTCGACGCAGCGCAGATCCGCTCCGACATCATCCGCCGGGCCGGCGCCAATCCGATCGGCGAGTCGTGGGGCACCGTATGGTTCGTGGATCCGGTCACGAAATCGACTCTTCTGCTAACGCCAGAGGAAGTGACCCCGGCCAACGTCAAACGGAAGCTCAAGAAGTCCCGGCGGGCCTTCGGGATCCGACATTGCTGGCTCCAGCGGCTCGCCAACTGGTGGCGCAAACATCGAGCAATTGTCTGACAGTGATGAAGCCATCGAAGTCATATCACCAACTGACAGAACCTGAACGCAGGGCGCAATGTGCTGAGGCAATCCGGTCCTTCTATCAGACCCATCGTCGGCCGCCGAAGACCTCGGACGTGAGCGAGGCGTTTATCAAACGTGTGAGGAAACACTGGAGCTCCTGGGAGAACGGCATGACATCCGTGCTCGGCATCCAAACGGACCGCCACGAATGGAGTGATGAAGAAATCCTGCAGCTCCTCCGGGATCTCCGTGCGAAGCTGGACCGGTTCCCCCGGATGACGGACCTGGAGGATGTCAAGAAGGTCCTCCGACGCCACGTCGCTGCCCGTTTCGGAGGACTGAACAACGCGCTCGAAAAGGCCCTGGGCGATAGCCCGCGACTGCAAATTCTCACGGCGCTCGACGAACTCACTCCACCATCGTGCGAGCTCGCGTCGACGCGCGAGATCGGGGCGTTCCTGGCGCTCGGGGCGGTCCTGGCTCGGGAGGAGATGGAACTCTCGCTGCAGGAGGTCGGTCTGCACCTGACGGAGATGCTGCGCCTCGGCCTCGTGAGTTGTACACGATACAGCGAAACCGCCGCCTGGCGGCTGACAGCAAAAGGGAGGACGTTTTTGAAGGACAAGAAGCGTGGACACGATCTACCACAAAAACAACGATGAATGCCCACCGGGGATGCACGACACGGTCCCGATCATCGAAGGCAACGAGACGGTCGGCCTCGTGTGCATTTCATGCGGTTGGCGACTGCGCGAGAATATGGAAAGAAGTTCTCTCCTCGCGACGGATAAGGGACTCATCGACACGCGCCAGCGGCCGCCGAGCCGGAAGGACCCGAGGTTCTAATCCCCTCCCCTCTAGGGGGAGATCAAGGAGGGGTTAAGTGTCCACGATCATCGTCTATCCGAATAACTCAATCACGATCGACGGCAAGCCGAGCCGGATGAGGGAGCGGGATCTCAAGCGGCTTGGGATAACTCCCATCCGGATAGCACATACATCCGAAGAGACTGATGGAGCAGAGCGTCGGGACATCGATGGTGATCATTTTGTCGTCTTCCCGACGTCCACGCAGCTCGGACGCGGGAGAGCGAAGTTTGAGCCGCGCCGGCATGTGCGACTGATCGAAAAAGTCCTCGCGGAATGCACGAAATGCCATCGGATGAAGCCACGGAGGGGGTTCCCTCGACATCGAGGCACTGCTCTCGGGATCGATTCTTGGTGCAAGTCATGCCACGTTGCGATAAATCGTCAACGCCGTAGACAATTCCCCTCTCCTCGCAGGAGAGGGCAGCCCGCCCGAACGAGTGAAGCCGTTCAGTCGGGCAGGGGTGAGGTCAATGGCCCGGTATCGAAGGAATCCATATCGCAAGGACGTGATCAATCGGTTTGGGCAGACTAGCGGCTTGCCGCTTTTCAATTCGGTTTCGAAACAAATTCCAGAGCCGATTCGAAGCCGGTTTGAAAAGGCTCCAAAGTCGATGGCCTCCGCGACCGACACGCGCAAACTATCGCACCTGATCCTGACGCACAACAAACTGCAGCTCACAAACAAACAGCTCGCGGTGCTTGAGGCGATCGTTGAGATCGGGCCGGCAACGAATGAGGAGGTTGCTCATCATCTCGGATGGGAGATTAACCGCGTCGTAGGGCGGACGTTCGAGCTGAGGGAGTTCGGAGTCGTGATCAACGCCGGCAAGAGAAGATGTCGTATTACCGGCGAAATCGCTCACACATGGAAGGTGAAATGATGTTGCGGTTGCCGTGCTGGTTTGCGTAGTTCCAGTTGGCACACAAATTTGGCAGTTGTCGGTAGCCGCAACTTATAGTAAGCAATCGCACATAACGGTCAGGCAATAACGACGTTGGTTTTGGCACAAATGCAAGGAGGCAACATGGACTACGACAGGGAATGGAAGCACTCTATGGCCCGACTGAGCAAAGAGGACATTCTCGATCTCTTCGCCGAGAAGATGCGGAAACTGGATAAACTCTTACCTGCATCAGCCGCCAAAAGCAATGTGGCGAGTGAGAAAATTCCAGAGGGTTGCACGTTGGTTGCCATTTCGACCGGTGATGGATGGGAACTGGATGTCCGAGACCTGGAAGGTGAAGTTGTTGCGATGCTCGCTTGGCCGAAGGCATTCGGAGATGAGAAAACAACCGAGGATCTGCGTGCAATGGGATTTGAAATTGAATCTTGAAGGTGAAATGTGGATGACGATAAATATTATGATGTAGGACTTGATGAGCCGGAATTGGATGAAGATGAGTATTCCGAACGAGAACAGGCGCGGCTTGCTGAATGCACTTGCGGTGCATACCAATGGTCAAAGAAATTGGGACAATTTGTTCACGTTGCCGATTGTTGTTGCGGCGCGGACGTTTGAGCTGTGAGAGTTCGGAGTCGTGATCGACGCCGGCAAAAGGAAATGTCGGCCACCGGCAATGTGGTTCACGCGGTTCATCACGTGCCGCAAAATCTCAAAAACAAACTCTGAATATGAGATTGTCGATAGATTGCCTAGAATAATCAATCCGCAAGGAGAGCAATGAAACCTAAGATTGGCACAAAGAAGAAAATAGCCTGGACGGTCTGTAAAGACTGTGGAGCGAAGTACCTAGTCGGGGCCGCGCATATAATGTTCTGTCCAGCGCATACGTGTGATATTTGCGGGACAACCTACGGGCATGTCGTGCACCAACAGGATCGACGAGAAGAAGGATTAGTCCGAGTATGTGACAATTGCGTTGAAGAAGGTTTGTAAGTATTGACCGAATATCTGAAGTTGCTCAATCCGCAAGGAGAATGACAGATGGACACTTGGTTTTGGGTAGCCCTTCTCATCCTGTTGGTGATTATCAGAGTGTTAGAAGACGACGATTTTAGAAATGATTGTGGTGGTGAATGATTGGGCCGCGGTTGCTGTGGAGTGGTATTCTAACGTGAGGTAGTCAGTCTCGATAAGCAGCCCGACGAATACCGGACACCGTTGCAGACCAACTGCCAGCAACCAACGCCCATTGATGTTGACGACATTCTCGCTAATGATTGGGTGAACGGTGGAAGATGATCGCCAACGCGTTCTCGTGACCCTGAACAGCGGTGCCTACCAAGGCTATCTCAACGGCAAAGTGGCCAGCCGGGAAGGCAAAGGATTCGGCCGTCGATATGATATTGAGCTGATCGACCATCCGACGCTCAAAACGATCACCGTGCAGCGGAATCAGTTCCAGCCAGTCGGCAATCCGCAAAGACAGAAATGATCTCCGCTTATTACCAAATAGGATGAAGCGAACGCACGCGCTCAAAATACTGCCCAAGCAGTTCGATGCGGTCCTCGACGGCAGGAAGCGCTTCGAGGTCCGGAAGAATGATCGTGATTTCCACGTCGATGACTATCTGCAGCTGCTCGAGTGGTTACCGGACCGGAAGGAATGGGGCAAACGCGCTGCCGTCTGTGCCATCACATACATCCTGCCCGGCGGCCAATTCGGCATCAGGCGCGGATGGGTCGTTCTCGGCATCGAATTGCGGAGCCGGCTATGACTGGGAATAAACTATAGGAGGGGAACACTAATGGTAACTTTTCTTGCCGCGTTAGCTAACATCCTGCTCATACTCGTCACCGCTGCGCTGTACGGTAAGATAGAAGCGGTCGTGTACGACGCGGGGTTCCAACCCCCGGACAACAAGGAACTGTTCGGCTGGTTCTCGCCGAGCTATCATATCCCGGCGGTCCTGCTTTGGCTCTCGATCTGCATCCTGGCCGGGGAGCCGAAGTTGTTCTTCACGTACTGCTTCATCGAGGATCTTAGTTATTTTTCGTTCAGCGCAAAGGACGACCTGGACGACCAGGATTGGGTGAACTGGAAGCTCGGCGGTTTCTACCTCAGCAATCTGTTCCCGTCGCTCTTCCGGGTTGTCGCCGGCGTCCCGCGCGCAGAGGTAGGATATGTTCCGTTCACATACGTAGCACTAAATGCTATTACTATCCTGCTGTACGTTCTCTAATCGTGCGCGTGAAGCAACCTTCAGGCGGCTTAGTTGACTTTTGCGAATAGGAATTCTACCTTCTCCATGTTCAAACCTGACAGCGGCTCCCCGCTCCGTATGCGGGATGCTCGATCATCGTTTCGGGCAACCCTCCCGCATGCGCGAGCAACGGGGCGCCTCTGTTGGGGCGTGAACAAGGGTTGCCCGTTTTTGCTCGACCCGCCGAAGGCACCGTCGCTAAACGTGGGAAGAAGAGGAAGGGTTGGATGCCGCACGTAAATCTCCTCATTGAGTTGTTGAGAGCTATCGCTCGTTCGGGCGAATCAGCCGAAGGGCTTGCGGAGCTCGAGGAGTTACTGAAGAAGATCTCACAAACGAAAGAGCATGTGCATATCGAGGTGGATTACGATGGCAAAGAATTTCGTTGGAAGGTGCCCCGCTCTAACGTGACAGCCAGTGAATGGGTGCCGCGCGGCGATGGCACGTCGCCGCATCACTGAATTGACAGTGCAGCGAGAATTGGTTAGATTGCAAAAGGAGGGGAAACCAAAATGACCGATGTCCACATTGTAGGACTCGCCATCACAATGTTCATCTTCGGGTTTTTCTTGGGTTATCTCAAGGGCCACAAAGATGGTGGCAGGAAGTCTGGAGGCAAACATGAAATGGGGTGATTTCAAAAAGGCGGTGGAGGCGCAGGGGGTCGGGGATGAAACTGACCTTAGTTACATTGATTGGGAGTCCGAACGTGGAGACGACGAGGAAGGTAATCAATTACCACCACGTGTCGTGGTATATCTGTATGATGAGCCGGGCGATGGAACCAAAGCTGCATTCATTCGGTGAGAGAAGCGCGAAGTAATTTGATCTGAAATAGAGTCACGCGATACCCCCGAGAGCAACCTCGGGGCAAGCAATAAGGGTTAGCGGATAATCCCGCCAAATGGCGGCGGGACGCATAAAGCGCGCAAGGAGCGCGAGTACATTTAGGGTTAGGCGATAACAAGCCGCCCCATTCTGGTAAAGGACAAACAGGAATGTTCGTCCCACCAGGGTGGGGCGTTTTCTTTTGCGAGGTGACGATGGCTAGGAAGTTTGAAAAAATGCAAGCCAGACGTTTGTACATCGAGGAGAAGAAGGAAGTCCCTGAGATCGCAAAGATGCTCAACGTCCCGGAGAGCACGGTCTTCCGGTGGAGATTGGAGGACAAGGAAGCCGGCGTGGACTGGGAAAAGGACCGCGAGGCGATCAACATGACATCGTTCAGCGCGGCGAAGAGCATGCTCAGGGCCGTCGTCACCAGGCTCGACTCGATGGTGAAAGAGATCGCCGAGACGAACAAGATCAATCCCGGGGAGGTTTATGCCCTTAGACAGCTCCTGAAGAGTGCGAAAGAGATACAAAAGGATGTGGATGCTCTCGGTAACATTATGCTCATGATGGAGGAATTTACCGACTTTCTTGCGCAGCGAGATCCGGCGAAACTTCAAGATCTCCATCCTTACATCGTTGAGTTTGGAAATGCGATGAGCAATAAATACGGCAGAAAATAATGAGCCTCTCACAGCGAGACTTCGAGAGACAGTACGGCGACCTGGTCAAACGCATCCGGCAAGAGACAACCACGTTCCCGAATGACAGCGTTGCCAAGCGCGAGGCCCGGAAGAAGCGCGCGAAGGTTGACAAGTTCTTTTTTGCTGCGACGTATTTTCCACATTACGTGGAGGTCAAAGACGAATACCGCGATTGCTGGAAGGACCCGTCAAAGGACTACGATTGGGTCGAGGCCGGCTTCGCCCCCTGCCACAAAGAGTTCTTCGAGATCGCCGATCGGCTCGGCAGGCTCCAGATCGTCGCCGGCTTCCGCGAGTCTGCAAAGGATACGCTCCTCGGCAAGATCGACGTCATCCACAAAATCGTCTTCGAAGAGCGTTGGTTCATCCCGGTCATCTCCAAGACGGAAGACATCGCCGAGAGCAAGGTCATCCCGGTCCGGCTTGAGTTCGAAGAGAATCGCCGGCTGAAGAACGACTTCGGAGATCTCAGAAGCAGCATCGAGTGGGAGAGCGGCTCCTTCATTACGAAGAACGGCCGGAAGATGAAGGGCTACGGCCGGGAACAGAGTCTGCGCGGCCAGGAGAACTTCGGCCACCGACCGGATCACATTATCCTGAACGACATCGACGATCCCACGAAGCCGGACAGCCCGGCCCTCACGCAGAAGTATGTCGATTCCGTCAAGCAAGACGTCCTGAAATCAGTAAATTCCCCGCGATGGAGCGCCTTACTCCTGTGCAACTGGACGGTCAAGGGCGACGTCGTCGACGAGCTCATCACCGGCAAAAACACAAAGCACTTTGAGAAACACATCTTCCGCGCCCTGGTGCCGAATGAATTAGAAAGCAAGGGCGACCTACAAATCGCCAAAGAATGCCGCGCGGCGGGATTCCCCGACCGGGAGAAGTCGGCCTGGGAATATCGTCATCCGACGCTCCGGCTGCTCCAGGAGAAGAAGGACGACCCGGATGTGTTCGAAGCCGAAATGATGATGCATCCCCGGAACCGGAAGGACCAGAAGTTCAAGGACAATTATTTCCGCTATCACACAAAAGAGGAGCTCGCGCGCAGGATCTATGTGAACTACACATTCGTCGATCCATCGGCCAAGGAGGCTGCGGACTACAAGGCGGTCATCACGGTCGGCGTCGCGGCGCGAGAAGACGGCTCGATCCACATCCCGGTCAGGCGCGCATACATCCAGCAGGGATCCATCGACGAGATGATCATGGAGACGTACCGCCATCGGAGACTCTACCGGTCGAAGCTCGTCGGTGTGGAAACGAACGGCTTTCAAATCCTGCTCAAACCGGAATACCTGCGGCTTCAAAAGAAGGAAAAGGAGCTGTTGCCGTTCCACGAAGTGGAGCACAAAGGCGAGAGCAAAGAGAGCCGGATCGAGCGGATCGTGCCGTTCGTGAAGGAGGGGACGATCACGTTCGACCCGGAGGACCCGGACCAGGAGCTGCTCATCCGTCAGCTCAAAGCGTTTCCGCAGGGCGGCCAGGTTGCCCAGGGCGGCCTCGGCGACGACGGTCCGGATGCGCTGGCCGGCGACGTGGAGCTGATCGAGAAGTACCCGCACGCGGGCGAGGTGGAGTACGAGAGCTTGAAGAAGAGAGAAGTTGTGTTTGCAAGAGGAGCGTACTGATGACGCGTTGGCGGAGGTTGAAAGCGTTCGGCGTGGCGATCATCTCACTTGTCCGGCCCGTGCAGATCAAAAGGAAGAGAGGGCGTGCCTGGATAGAAGGCGTCGGCCGCAAGTTCCGCAAGTTCCTCTCTCTCTTTTATGACGTGCGATGGAGGCGGAGTGGAAGGACATGGATACAACTGAAACAACGCAAGTGATTTCATTCCATCATAGGAGACACAACAATGCAACAAAATGAGCAGGGCAACGCGAATAGTTTCGGAAATGCGTCGGTTGTCCGCAGCGCCGGTCAGAAGGAAGACGCGAACGCGCGCGGAAGATTCCTCGTCCGGTGTATCGGTAAAGACGGCCATCTCAAATGGAAGGACACGATTGAGAACGTCGTCACGACGGTGGGCAAGAACCTCGCGCTCGATACGTTTCTCGCCGGTTCGGGGTACACCGTTGTCGGGCCCTTCATGGGCCTCATCAGCTCGGTGGATTATACAACCGGCCCGGCGGTTGGCGATACGATGACCTCGCACGGCGGATGGAAGGAAGCCGGAGGTACCAACGCTCCCACATACACAGCGCCGCGAAAAACCTGCGCGTGGAACGCTGCATCAGGGGGTTCGAAAGCGCTCTCCGCCGCGCTCTCTTTCTCGATCACCGGAACGGGCACGGTGAAGGGTTGCTTCCTCGTGTACGGGACGGGAGCGCTCTCGACGATTGACAACACGGCTGGCACACTCTATTCTGCCGGATTGTTCACCCTTGGCGACAAATTGGTGGCGGACACCGATGTGTTGCTGGTATCCTATACGGGGAGCCTGTAGTCCCGCAGTTGTATAACACTGCACGCTCAATTTTGTCGGAGGGGACAAATGGGTTGTTTAGGATGTGCAACATACGATCCGGCGACCGCTGTTAGCGAGTCAACGACGGCGTTGCTCGCAATGACGGCTATCGATACGACAAACCTTCGCATCACATTCACTGCGCCGGCGAATGGGATCGTGCTCGTGCGCATGTCCACAATCGTTCACGGAGCGACGACGTATCCCTCGATACTGTTGGGAGTTCTCGACGGCGCGACCGTCAAGAAACGGGTATCGCCGATCGGTTCCCTGAAAACGACGGCGGTCGCCACCGCACAGCTCGCACAGGAGGCGTCATTTCTCGTGACCGGATTGACGCCGGGAAACTCGTACACCTGGGATGCCGCCTATGCCGTCCAGGTACTCCTCGCGTCGACGGGCATGAAATATGGCGGGCCAAACAACACGACCACAAATGACGCGTTCGGCGCGTTTGTATTCGAGATTTGGGACACTCACAATTTGCTCGCGGGCGTTTGCTACGATCCAGCAGTGGCTGACAGTGGAGACGCAGGACTGATCGCGATGACGGTGTTCGATACCACCAATCTCCGATTGACGTTCACCGCGCCATTGAGCGGCAAGGTAATGGTGCGGATGGCCGCCACAATTCACGGGGCGACGACAATGTCGTCTGAGTTATGGGGTGTGTTGGATGGATCGACCGTCAAACTCCGCGTCTCTCCGGTCGGAGGGTTGAAAAATACCGCGCTTGCGACCGCTCAGGTCAGTCAAGAGATCTGCGCTGTTGTCGCAGGTTTGACTCCCGGCCAGTCATATACCTGGGATGCGGCGCACGGCCGGGAGATCAACGTCGCGGCATCGCTCGTCAAGTGGGGAGGTCCGAACAACGCCTCTGGCGATAACGCGTTTGGCGGATTCTGTTACGAAATTTGGAAGGCTTGAATAATGTCGTTTTCGCCCGGCAGACAACTCGGCCAAACCGTTCTCGGCGATTTCTTCGGAGAAGTTGCCGAGTCCGCAACTGCCACTGAGTCTGAGAGCGCCCTGCAAGTCCGCGCAGCCGCGAGAGTGGAATCGGCAGCCGCAGCCGAGTCTGAGAGCGCCGTGCGGGCCCGGGCGGCATCGACTACCGAAGCGGCAAACGGCGTTGATAGCCCAA